AGTTAGGAAAACTACTCAAATGGCAAAAAAAACACCACGTAAAAAGTTAGTAGAAAAACTAGATAAAATATTTAGTATATATATAAGACGTAGAAATGCGGTTAATGATATAGCTGAATGTTTTACTTGTGGTAAAAAAGACCATTGGAAGAAACTACAAAACGGACATTTTCAAAGTCGCAAACATTATTCAACAAGGTGGCACGAACAAAATTGTCAAGTTCAGTGTCCTGGATGCAATGTGTTTAGATATGGAGAACAATATAAATTTGCTTTAAATTTAGACAACACTTATTATGATGGTTTAGCAGAAGAACTACATATTGAAGCAAATAAAACGGTTAAGCTAGATAATACAGATTTAGAAATGTTAATAGAAAAATACGAAATGTTAATTAAATTACTAGATACTTAATGTATATTTGTTGAGTATTGTTTTTGTTTTAAAATAGGCTAACCAGCCAAATTAAGCCACCTGTAAAAGGGTGGTTTTTTTTGTTTAAAATTATTTATTTTTGTTTATTATTTTTTTTATTGAATTATTTATTTTATATTTGCCTTAATATTAATTTAAAACAATACATTATGAATTTATTTGAAAGATTAAAACCAGAGTACAAAGAAATTTTAGAACTAGAAAACATTAAGTATCCGTCATTGGTTGGGTATGTTGTTGATGAATTAGAAACTCAACAATATGTTAGAGATTTAAAATATGGCTTAGTTGTGGACTTAAAATTTTTATTGGACGTAGATAGTCCTTATGATTTATTTAAAGAGATATAATATGACTTATTCAGAAGACGTTAAAAGAGCATCAAGCACAGATACAATAGACTACTTAAACGCTAGAATAGATGCACTAGAAAAAAGAGTAGAATTTTTAGAAGAAGATATAGAATTTTTAGAAGCACAAATAGAAATCAAAAACAATTAATATGAACAAAGAAAAATTAACAGAGTTATATAAACTCTACAAACTTGAAAAAGAAGATGTATTCAAGCATCAACACTATTTAATCATCACTAGAAGCGGAATTGATAAAATACAGGCGGTTGCTAAAATACAAATCAATTACGAAGTAGTAAGATGCGAGCCGAATTTCGCAGTATTTAAAGCAATAGCACATAAGGGTTCTGCAACTATCGAAACTTTTGGAAGTGCATTTAAAGGCGAAAATTATAAAGACGGTTCGACAAATAGTTGGTACGTTGCTGAAATGGCAGAGAAACGAGCTATGAGCAGAGCAGTGCTTAAATTAACAGGCTTTTACGAGCAAGGCGTTTTCGGAGAAGATGAAAGCGAAAGTTTTAAAAATAATAATAAATAATAACAATTAAAAACAAGTAAAATTATGGGAGCAATTATCAATTATTCAATTAGAGTAGATAAATTACCAAAGGAAAAATTTATCGCTGGAAAAGATGGAGCGGTTTATGTAAACCTTACAATGAGTGTAAATGACGAAACAAGATACGGAAACAACGCATCTATTATGATTAGTCAAACACAAGAAGAGCGTGAAGCTAAAAAACCTAGAACTTACATTGGTAACGGTCAGGTTGTATGGACAGACAATAAAATAACTCTTGCCGAGCGTGAAGAAGCTAAGGAAGTAGTACAAGAAGCTGAAACCAGCGACTTACCATTTTAATTAAATAGGGCGGTGTAATAACCGCCTTTTTTTATTATCTTTACAAAACAATACAAAACAATGACAGAAGAAGAAACTACACATAATATGTTAATGGAGTTGATAGCAGAAGAATGCACTATCGACACATCTATTGACATAGAGTACCCTCCGACAGCGTTAAGTCTAGGAGAAAAAACAATACAAGCCAGAGGTGGCGAAATAACATATCCTATTGGACTGGCTACATATGGAAATATAAGCTATATCACAGCACCGCCAAAATCAAAAAAATCATTCTTTGTATCATTATTAGCTTCAGTTTATTTAAGCGGTGGCAATAACTTTGGTGGCAAACTAAAAGGACATAGAGAAAGTAAATGTTTAATTCATTTTGATACAGAGCAAGGTCATTTTCACGCAGCAAGATGCTTTAAACGTTCGGAACAAATGGCTAACATAAAAGATGTAGGTTGTTATCAAACCTATGCTTTAAGGACTTTAAGCTATTCGCAAAGACTTGAGTTTATAGAATGGACTTTAAAACAAAATAAAGAAAACGGAAAAGAAACAGGAATTGTATTTATTGATGGTGCAGCGGACTTAGTCGCTGATGTTAACGAATTAACTTCTTGTAATGAAATGGTGGCTAAACTTATGAAATTAACCACTACTTATAACTGTCATATAATGGTTGTAATGCACCAGAATTTTGGAAGCACAAAACTAGGTACAGGACATCTAGGCAGCTTTTTAGAAAAGAAAGCCGAAACAGTTATTGAATTAGAATTAAACACAACAAATAAAGATTGGGTTACTGTATTATGCAGACGCTCTAGGGGGTTTCCTTTTGACACGTTTAGCTTTAGTATAAACGAGTTCGGATTGCCTTTTGTAGTAGGCGAGATATATGACCCTTTAGAATACTTTGTTCCTAGAACACTAACACCAAATAAATAAATGAAATCAATTTTAGAACTTGCATATAAAAAGCATAATGATTGGAATAACATTGTAAAGAGTTTCGGCTGCAACACCTCAATGAGCGAGGACGTTGTTATGGAGATGTATATCCAATTAGATGCTGATGTAAAAAAAGGTTTAGACCTTTACTATAAAGACCAGATAAACCATTATTATTGTTATAAAGTTCTAAGAGGTATTTATACAAATTTATATAAGTCAAGCCTAAGACAAAAAAAAGTATATTTAGAAGATATAAACGAACTAAAAGAAATACAAGAAAGTGGAATTGATGAGTATGAATGGGCTAAACAACGTGATTACATAGACAGCATATTAAATAATATGTATTGGTATGATAAAAAGATATTTGAAATAGTTGCTAAGGGCGTAAGCGTTGCAGAGTTAAGCAGAAACACAAAAATAAGTTACTACTCACTTTACAATACATATACAAACGCAAAGAAACATATAAAAAACAAGTTATGATATCTAAGTTTCAACAGGATTTAAAAAATGGCAAAGAGTATGAAAGTAAAGCGTTATCACATATTAAACTTAAATATCCTAAGGCGTATATAATTGAGGGTTATTGTTTAGATTGGGATATATACATTCCAGAACTAAAAATAGGCGTTGAAGTTAAAAGCGATGCACAGTATCAGAAAACAGGAAATTTTTATGTTGAGTATTTTTGTAATGGAAAACCAAGTGGAATAGCAACTACTAAGGCAGATATATATTATATTTATTTAGATAAATTGTATATTATTAAAACAGAGGTTTTAAAAGATAAATGCAGAAAATATATAAACACAAACCGAGATAAAAAAGGCGGAGATAATATGGCTAGTAAAGGAATTATTTTACCATTAAATGAATTATTATGAGATTAGGAGATTTAGTATATTACATTACTTATTACACTGGCATACATTGGCTAGTAAAAAAGATTAGCAAAGCACTAGGAAAAGACTGCGGTTGCGACCAAAGGCGTGACGATTGGAACGATATAAATATAGAGCTATGAGAATAGAAGACCAAGAAGCGTGGATTGATTTTAAAGCAAACGTTACTACTAAGCTAACAAAAGACCAGTTTAGGCTTTTATGCACCTTACACGCTAGGTACTTAAATCATAAGTATCACGAGCCTTGCAGTTGCAAACCAAAAATTTTAGTAATGTGGATAAAAGATATTGATAACATATATAATAAAATAAATGATTGAGAAAATACATAATTGGGAAAAGGCAGTTGTAACACTATTAAACCTTGATGGTTGGAATTTAACACATACAGGAAAAGGGAATGAAAGCTGGGACGCAATAGGAACAACCCCCAAAGGTCAAGAATGTGTTATTGAAATGAAATTTAGAAATAAATATTATGACACTAAAATACTAGAGAAGTTTAAACACGACAAGCTCATAGAAACTGGAAAAGTCGCTTTGTACCTAGTAAATGACCCAAAAGGTAATTATATGTTCTGGCTCAATAATTTAAAAGACTTACAAACAAAAGATATGTATTGCCCTGATACAACGCTCTGGACTAAAAAGAAAATATTAAAGCCTTGTTACCTGTTAAAAGAGAAAGACGCTTCAATAATTAACCTAAACGAGGAAACAAAAAAAGGGGTTTGGGATAGCTATTTTCAGATAAAAGAAAAAATAAATAAAAAAAATAGTTAATAATTTGTTTATAATTAAAATAAAGTTGTATATTTGTACCAACAATTAAAACAAACATTATGAAAAAGACAAAAACAGGATTACACATTGAAACAAGAAAAAACCGTATTGAAGTTTATACTAAAAAAGACTTAATAGAAAAAGAACGTAAAGAGCAAGAATATAAAAACCTTATAATAACAGGAAGCATTCTACTTTTAGGGATTTTAATTTTTACTTTTGGTTTAATTATAGGTTCTAAGATATAATGACACCACTACAAAAACAGTCTTACAATTTATGGTTTAATCACATAGCCAATACGGTTATAGAATGGAGCAAACAAAAACCAGCCAATACAGACTTAAAAAATATGGTGCAAGGAATGACTGAAATTGGTCAATATGTAAACGGTTTAACTGTTGAGAATACAGTATTGACTAGACGCATAGGTTTAATACGAGAAGAAAAAAACAAACAGCTTATAAGTTTGAATAAGCAAATAGAAGAATTACAAAACGATTTAAAAAAATACGAGATATGAGTTGGTTAGATAGTTATATAGATGAACCAGATGCAAAGACAGAATGTGCTTGTTGTGGTTCTGAAACAAATGGAGATTATTATTGTTCAGTTGAATGCTTTAATTTAGATATAGAATGATACTACTAGTAGATGCAGATAGTTTAATCTTTGCAGCTTGTTATAAAAAACGAGAGAACCCAGAAGATGATAAATACTATCGAGATATAGAAGAAGCACAAGCGAAGTTTGATGAGCAATTTATGAGCATAGTAAACAAGCTAGAGGATATGTACCCTATTGAAAAAGTAATAACATTCAGCGGTTCAAAGGGAAACTTTAGAAAGTTAATTACAAGCGAATACAAAGCCAATAGAAAAAAACAAGAGTTACCTCCTTTGTTAGATGAGATGCATCAATACGTAAAAGACCAATACGACAGCGTTTGGGGTTTTGGAATTGAAACTGATGATGTGGTTGCTAGATATTGGTACGAGTTATCAAACGAACTAGGACGTAACAATGTTATGATAGTAAGCATTGACAAGGATTATAAGCAGTTCCCTTGCTTGATGTACAACTACCACTACAAACACAAAGAGGTTTTAGATATAAGCGAAGATGAAGCTTTATACAACTTTTATGAGCAAATGATAATCGGAGATACAGCCGACAACGTAAACTACTTTAAAGGCAAAGGTAAAAAGTTTGCAGAAAAATACTTAGCTGATTGCGACACTAAATACCAATACACAAAAAAAATGTACGAATTATTTAAACAAGAATACAAAGGTAAAGCACGACAAAAATATGCTGAGTGCTATCACTTATTAAAACTTAGAACAAATGATTAGATTTGTATATGACCTAGATATAGTACTTGAAGCTATGGAAAACCAAGACTATGAAGATGCAAAAGCAATGATTAAAGACATACAAGAAGATTTAAGAATATTAGCATTATTATAAAATAAATAGTTAATTAATTGTTTATTAAAAATAAAATATATATATTGCACAAAATTAAAATAATAATAATTAAAACAAAAACAAAATGAAAACAACAAGAACAATTTACACAAAAAAAGATTTTAAAAATGTAATTATTCCAACGTGGCAAAGGTGGAGGAATGAAAAGAACGTTAAAGACCTTTCGGAAGCTGTTTCAGAGAACGGTCAGCTTAGGGACGTTCTTATATGTATAACTAAAGACGGAACTAAAATATTAACTGACGGAAACCATTTATATAGTGCTGTTTTTGATTACCTTAAATATAGAAAAATTAATGTTTTAGAAAAACAAGTTAAAGACAACGAAGAGGCTAGGCAGACATTTATATCTTTTAACACAAGAGGTAAATCTTTAAAGGTTATTGATTACATTGTTAGTTATGCTGGTAGTGGAAATAGAGATTATAAAAGATTTTTATTAGAGGTTATGAAAAGTCCAAACAGCTTAAAGGAGGCGGAGAATGTTTATGGAAAACTTTTTACTATTCCTGCTTTAGTTTCTATATTTTTAGGCACAACAACAGATGTTAAAAAGGGTTCTTGCAAGTTACATAAGAACCATAACAGGCTTTTAGAGGTTGTTGATTATTTAGGACAAAACTATTTATATAATGGTAGGCTTATAAAACACTTAAATAAGAATGGTAAATCTATGAAATTAAATGGGGGTAGTATTATACCTGTATTTAAAAAAATCAAAAGAAGCGAAAAGATTTTATCAATGTCAAATAAAGAAATATTAAACCTACTAATTGATTTTACATTTTATCATTATAACTCTATGGAAAATTGCTCTTTTACAAAAGATGCAATAGATAAAAGTTTTAATGCTTACTTAACAACTATATGAAAGGATATATTTATAGCGACCAGATACCTATGTTCGGACATAAAGATATTATAGGATATGGAACTAAGTATTTTCAAGTAAAGGAAATTGACAAAGATTTAGCTAAGGAAACTATAATTAAAAACCATTATAGTGGTAAAATATATAATGGAACTTATGTTAATTTAGGGGTTTTTATTAATAATGAGTTTATGGGGGTTTTACAATACGGTTACGCAATGAACCCAGCAAGTTGCGGAAGTGTTGTTACGGGTACGGAAATGAACCAATATTTAGAATTAAACAGAATGTGGTTAGATGACAAAGCTGAAAGAAATAGTGAAAGTATGGCTATAAGCTATTCAATAAAATACATTAAGGGAAAGCTTAAAACCATTAAATGGATACAAAGTTTTGCAGATGAAAGATGCGGTGGTCTAGGTATTGTTTATCAAGCTTGTAGCTTCAGATTTTACGGAGAACACATAAGCAGTTTTTGGGAGCTTGATGGAGAAACTTTTCACAACTCTATAAAAACAAGTGAAAAAGCTGGTAAGAGAGGTTATAGGCTTTTAAATGACCCAGAAAACAAAGATAGGGTCAAACACTATGAACTAAGGCAATTTAGGTATATTAAGTTTTTAGATAAATCTTGGATAAAAAAATGTACTAAAAAAGAACAACCATATTTAAAACATTATAATAACGATTAATAAAATTATGAGAGCAACTTATTTACATTACGAAAACGGCAAAGGCTATGACGTTATAGACTTTATAAAAGATTATGAGCTAAACTTTAATAGAGGAAATATAATTAAGTATATTTGCAGAAGTGGAAAAAAAGACGATGAATTAAAAGACTTAGAAAAAGCAGCAGATTATTTAAGACGTGAAATAGAATACCTAAGAGAGCAGCAGCAGCAATGGATAGAAAAAAACAAATAGAATACTATAAACAAATGGAACAAAAAGAACTAGAACACCAAGAGCAAGTGAGAGGGGTTTATGATGAACCTATAAACGAAAGACACCTAGCGTATTTAAAATGCGTGTTAATAAGTCAATTACTACTAGAAGCAAACGATGACTTAAAAGGCAGTAAAGCGTTTAAACAAAATGTAAAGCTGCAAGTAAATAAAACGTCAAAGGTACTAGAACGAATATACCAAGAGGGTTTTAATACTGTATATCACAATAACCCAGAAATGTGTACCAATGTACTAAACAAAATAGACAGCTTAATACACAAAATAAAAACCGCTAGTATTGATGAGCTAGTAATGATTGATGCACTAGTTGATAACTACTTTCAAAACAAAGAAGAATATAATAAAAACCAAACAGCAGAATTTACTAAAATAGATTAATATGTATATAAATATAGAACTAAAAAAAGCAGAAAGAAAAGACTATTTTAAATTCAGTATAAACGGAGTTAAACTAGGAGAATGGGAGCGTTCAGAATTAAGGCACTTAATAGAAACAGTAGACAATAAACTATGAATATAACAAATGAAAACTATACAATAAAGATGGAAGACATAAGCAATAAAGCAAAACAAATAGTGCAAAACGCAATAGAAAACCCACATACAGAAGAATACATAGGCTCTAATTGCTGTGGTGCTTCACAGTGGTTAGAAACAGATTTATGTAGTGAGTGTTTAGAACACGCAGAATTTAACTAAAAACAAATATGAAACTAGAAACGATAAAAGAAGCAGTAGATAAAAAATTCAATTTAGATATATCAGTAAACACAAGACAAAGGAATTACTCTTATGCTAAAAAGGTATTTAGTAAACTAGCCTACGAAAGTGGAGCTACATTTAGAGAAGTAGGTGATGTAATAAAAAAAAGTCACTGTAATATACTGCACCACGTTAATAGCATAAACGTAATAACTCTTGAAGATAAAAAGAAACACGACCAAATAATAAGAGAACTAAACCTAGTATTGTCTAAACCATTTTTTAATTCAGAACAAGACAAAATAAAAAAAGAAATAAAAAGAAAAACAACAAACAAAACTATAAAAGAAATACAAGACGTTATAGACATCTTAACAGGCTGGGATACAGAAACAGTACAAGAATTTAAACAAACACGACTAGACCCATTTAACGCATTAATAAAGACTAGAGTAAAGCGTAAGACAATTCCAGAAATAAAAGGTGCAACATTAAACAATAAAGTTAAAAACCCTGTACTATGTTAATAACCAATGAAGACAATATGGAACTGATGGCAAGGTATGAGGATAACTATTTTGACCTTGCTATTGTAGACCCTCCTTATAGAGACACAAACCAACCAACAAAAGATATGAGGGCGAATGGTTCAATGAAAAGTTTAGAGGGTAGACCGACACAGGAGTATTGGAATGAGTTATTTAGAGTAAGCAAAGAGCAAATAATATGGGGTGCAAATAATTTTGAATTACCACAATGGAAAGGTTTTGTGGCTTGGAAGAAAAAAACAATAGGTTTAAATTTTACAATGTCAATGGTAGAAATTGCAAGTTTATCGGAAAATTTAGGCACTACTTCTAAATGGATTGAAATAGCGCCGCAAAACCCTAACAGAATACATCCAACAGAAAAACCTATACAGTTATACGAATGGTTATTAATGAATTACGCAAAAGAGGGAGATAAGATTTTAGATACACATTTAGGCTCTGGTTCAATAGCAATAGCCTGTCATAATCTAGGGTATGATTTAACAGCTTGTGAACTTGACAAAGAATATTTTGATGCAGCTATTAAAAGAATAGAACAACACAAAGCACAAATAAGAATGTTCTAAAAAAATATAATTCTGTTTATATATTAATAAGTTCAGTTAACTAATTAAATACTGATTATGGATAAGAGAGTAAACAACAAAGGCACAAAAGGAAACAAAGGTGGAAGACCACCAAAGGCAGATGAGATAAAACTAATTGAACGCTTAGACGCTATAATAGACAAAGACAAAGCTATAAGTAAACTAGGAGAACTGGTAACTAAAGGCGATATGAGAGCCGTACAGCTGTATTTAAGCTATCGTTATGGCAAACCTAAGGAAAGTGTTGATATCAACTCTAGTGAGGGTTTAAACATTAATTTTAGAGATTTAATAAAGTTCGTTGATTAAAGTAAAAAAGAAATATATGCCTATTGTTGAAAACGACAGTAGGTATTTTATAGTAAGTGGTGGGCGTGGTTCTGGAAAGTCTTTTTCAGTAAACGCCTTACTTGTTATGCTTACATACGAACAAGGACATACAATACTGTTTACTCGTTACACATTAACCTCAGCTTATATCTCAATCATTCCAGAATTTATAGACAAGTTAGAACAGTTTGGTTCAATAGCGGACTTTCATATTACAAAGGACGAAATACTAAATAAAAAGACTGGTAGTAAAATAATATTCAGAGGAATAAAAACTTCAAGCGGTGACCAAACGGCAAACTTAAAATCTTTACAAGGGATAACAACCTGGGTTGTAGATGAAGCAGAAGAATTAGTGGACGAGCAAAAATTCGATACTATTGATTTGTCAGTAAGACAACAAGGCAAACCAAACAGAATTATATTAATACTAAACCCTACAACAAAAGAGCATTTTATATACAGACGTTTCTTTGAGGATAGAGGAGTGCAAGAGGGTAGCAATACAACTAAAGAAAATACTACATACATACATACTACGTATAAAGACAATATAAAAAACTTATCTAAAAGCTATATAGAACAAATAGAGCAAATGAAGATAAGACGACCAGAGAAATACAAACAA